ACTTCGATTCGTTCACAATTGGTACGATCGGAAGAATTACAGAGATCAACCCAGGAACAGCATATACGGTCGATCCGTATGTGATTGTAGAGCAACCATATCTCAGTGGCTTCGGCAGAGCTGATTATGTAATGCAGCTTAGCGGATCGACTGGCGCGTTCCTTGCAGGCGAACGTCTTCTACAGACAAACACTACACTTTCCAAGACAACACTTGTTATCTCAGATGAGACAGGTCTTGCAGTGGGCGAGAAAGTTATTCAAGGGACTGCTAACGGGATCATCGACTCGATCCAAGCAACTGCTAATACAATCATTGTAAAGGAAGTTGGCGGAACATTCCAAGTTAATGCTACTCCGATCACATCCGGATCTAACGTTCTATTCACGGCAACTGTAAGTTCAGTATCTACCAACTCTACAATTACGTCAACAGCAAAAGGCATTGTCAAGGGATCTAATTCGACTCACTTGTTTGTGAAGAGAATTCAGTTTGATAATCTATTCCAGCCCACACTGACAGTGACGGGGCAGATTTCTGGTGCTGTCGGGACCATCGTCAGCGTCACAGAAGATGATGAGCTGCTTCCAATCGGTCTGAACGCTAATGTGTTCGCCAACACCGTTACAGCTAACGGATCCGTTACAGGTATTCAGATCACCGACTCTGGTCTCGGTTATAAAACTGGCGAAGAGCTGACATACATCTCAGAAGATGGTCTGAGAACAGGCACAGTTGTTGCTAATGTATACGGCATTGGTACTGGCACAGGTTACTATAAGGACACGAAAGGTCAGCTGAGCTCGACTGCAAAGGTTCAAGACGGCGACTACTATCAAGAGTATTCGTACGAAGTTCTTTCACGCATTCCTCTTGCTCGTTATGCAGACATGTTCAAGAAGGTTATGCACACAGCAGGCACACGCTTCTTCGGTGGCGTGGTTCTTGAAGACAAGTTTATTGCAAATGTTGCATACGCAGATTCAGCTGCCAATACGTTCGACCCTGTGAATGCAGATTCGTTCAATGCAGAGACGGAAGTAGCAGGCGACACTATTACTCTTGTTGCTCACTCGTTCGCAAATGGTATGAAGGTGAACTACTATGCTCATTCTACGAACACTGCATTAACAGAACTTGGTAACAACAACACATACTATGTGGCTAATACAACCACCGACACAATCAAGCTGACTTCGAATCCAAGAATCCTTTCTTATTCGTTTAATAGTAACTCAGCTGTTAACTCTACGTCTGACTTTATCACTCTGACGCGTCATAACTTCCAGAACAATGATATCGTAAAGTATTCTACAGCAGTTGGCAACACAGCTCTATCGGGACTTGCAAACAACGGTCAGTATTATGTTGTGAGCGCTAATAGTGCTGGTGTCAAGCTATCCGCTACAAGAGGCGGTTCGGCTGCTAATGTAACTAATGGATTGACACAGAATGGCCACTTCCTCGCCATTACAACGATAAATATAACAGATGGCAACGGAATTGGGCACTTCATTGCCCAGGTAAACGAGACATAAATATATCCTATGAGCACTAAACAAATCGTATCCAAGAAACTCAGTGTAACCACAGCCCTCGACTTTGTCGATGAAGTGACTGTGGGCTCGGCTTACTATGTGTTTGCTGCAAAGCACACACCATATAGTGGCGGCGACACTACAATTCCATCTCCTAACGATGCTGTTGTCAACAACTACATTGCTATCTACAATGATATGTTGTTCGGTAAGAGAGTTGGTACGACTGACATCAAGGCAATGATTCCAAGATACGATTGGGAATCAGGCACAACATACACAATGTATGATGACACTGATCCTGTGCTTTTCACGAAAGAGTTCTATGCCACTGTCAATGCTGGCGCTCAGTATCACACATACAAGTGTCTGTTCAATGACTCAAACACAGCATCGACAGTAGAGCCTTCAGGAACAGACAATGATGCGTTCGAGACATCAGATGGCTACATCTGGAAGTACATGTACTCCGCTAACAACACAATCATGAATAAGTTTGCAACAACGGAATATATGCCTGTTGTGGCTAACTCTTCTGTTACTGCGAATGCCGTTCCTGGTTCTATCGAAGTAATCAAAGTAGAAGATGGTGGCGTTGGCTACGCAAACTACCTTGTAGGTTACTTCGAGAAGATCGAAGATGTCCGCGTGCTCGGTAACGAGTATGCATACGCTCTTGGCTCAACAGCCAGCACGATTTCTAACTTCTATAATAACTGCCTTCTGAGAATCACATCTGGGGCTGCGAAAGACGAATACAGAGTTATCGGCACCTATGCTGTGGGAGCTCAAAAGGTAGCATTCGTCACTCAACCATTCGATAACGCCATTACTGTTAACGATACGTTTGAAGTGTATCCATTCGTAGATGTGTTCGACACCGGTGGATCCAAAGTTGCAAATTGTATTGCGAGAGCTATTATCACAGGTGCGGCAAGCAACTCAGTACAGAAGATCGAGGTGATGACTCCTGGATCCGGCTACAAGTCAGCCACAGCAATCATCAGACCAGCTAACACAGTAGGTGTGTCGGCTAACGCTTCGCTTCGTGCGATCATGTCACCACAGAACGGCCACGGTGCAAACTGCTTCTCAGAGCTTGGCGCAAACTATGCTGGTATTGCTGTTAAGTTCGTAGAGAACGAAGGCGTAGCTGTTGGTGGTGAATTGAGAACAGAGAATGATTACCGCCAAGTAGGTCTTCTAAGAAATCCTCTGTTCGCTAATGTCGAGGTTAAGTACTCTGCTGGTAATACAGTAGGGGCATTCCTTCCTGCAGAAGAAGTCTCACAATACACAAGCGTTCGTCTGACAGGCACAGCAAACACATTCACTAACTCAACGATCAAAGGCAATGGCACACTATTCCAAGATAGTCTAGCGGTTGGTAGTAGACTTCTTGTCTCAGATGGTCTTAACAATGTATACGGTAACGTGGTATCGATTGCAAGCAATACAGAGCTGGTGCTTGACACCAACGCTTCGTTCACATCCGTCACATGCAACATCTCATTGGTCACAGCGAGTGCTTTTGGTATTATCAGTGCTAACTCATCCGGCACAATCTATCTTGCTAACGTCAATGTAGCTAATGTATCATCGAGCATGAAGTTCATTGGTGAAGAATCATACTGCACAACTGTTGCGGATACAATAAAGATTTCACGTGGTGGATCCACCCCCGATGTTCGTTCGACTAACAACTATGCTACATTCTCACAGCTGACTAAGCTGGCTGGTAAAATCACTGGCACGTTTGCTGCAGATGAGCTAGTCACACAAGACTCTGCTGTTGCTCCATACGACACGCCATCAGCAAGGTTATATGCGGTCGTAGATGACACTTCTGTCAGTAACGCCGATTTTATGTATGTCACAAACGTGCAAAACATCTGGCAGACGGGCGTTGAGGACGGCGTTGCTACTGGCGCGAATAGTCAAGCACAGTTTCTCGTTGAAGCTAAATACGAGGGTGAGCTTGTGCCAGGTAGTGGAGAGGTTGTCTACATTGAAAACCTCCCGCCAATTGCAAGATCAAACAATCAGACTGAAACAATCAAATTGATTCTGGAGTTCTAAGTTAAATGCCTATTCAGACAGATCTAAGCGTCTCTCCATATTTTGACGACTATGATGAGAACAAAGACTACTATAAGGTCTTGTTCCGCCCTGGTGTGGCTGTGCAGGCTCGCGAGCTCAATCAGTTTCAGACTATTCTTCAGAAGCAAATCGAACGTTTTGGTGATCACGTATTCAAGCGTGGTACTGTTGTCGACGGCTGCGACATCACGTTCCAGTCAGCTCTGCAATATGTAAAGCTCAAGGATAACCAGATAGATGGCGCTCCTGTCAACGTAAACCAACTTATCGGTTACTATGTCAAGGACACTGCAAACGTTTCTCCTCTTATCGCATCTATTCAAACTACAGTAGATGGATATGAGTCGAGATCGCCAGACCTCAAGACAATCTACGTAAAGTACATCAACTCTGGCTATGCTAACATCTCTTCTGTCTCTACAGAGCGTCAACAGTTTGTTGCTAACGATACACTGACCGTATACAAGCCATCAAACCCAATCGAAAAGATTATCTCGTACGACGACTCAGCCGGCTTCTCAAACGCCGACTCTGTTGTTGTTCTAAGCTCTGTTGCTGTTCAGAACTCGAGCGGTGGCACGACTCTTGCAAACACTATTGCAAACGGTCAGTATCTGACAGACGGCACGGCAAACTGTCTAATTGTTGGTGTTGACACAACATCCAACTCCGAAGCTATTATTGTTCGCATCAAGCCACAGGCAGCGGATCTAAAGGCAGCTAATACTCAGAAGTGGACGTTTTCTACTAACACCAACGTTCAGCAAATCGGTGGCGCGGCTAACTCTAGTATCGTGAAGCTAGTTGCCCTGGTTGGTTCTGGCGCTGCTGTTACAATGAGAACAGGAACAATTAACGGCGAAATCAGCTCGCTGACTGTGACTCAAAAGGGTTCGGGCTACTATGTTCTTCCAACTGTGTCTATCCAATCAGTTGGTGCTACCACAACGCAGATCAACACTGCTAACCTAGTTGCCCAGTCGTTCCTGACACAGCTGTCTATTGCCAACTCATCGTTCAGCCCTACAGGCGCTGGCTATGGTGTTACGGTTGGTAAGGGTGTAATCTATCAGAAGGGTTACTTTACTCGTGTTAATGAGCACCTGGTGATTGTTGAGAAGTATGCAAACACCTCATTCAACAAGGCTGTTGGCTTCGATACTTCAGAAGCCATTATCAACTCGAACCAAGACATATCGCTGCTCGATAACGCAACTGGTGAGCCTAACGTAACTGCTCCTGGTGCAAACCGTCTTCAACTTACTCCTGCGCTTGTTGTTAAGACAAAAGCAGAAGCAGATGCTAACTCTAGCTTCTTCTCTGTTGTTGAGTTCTCAGAAGGCAATCCTTACAAGCAGATTCAGCAGACTCAGTATAACATCCTGGGTAAAGAACTCGCAAGAAGAACAAAGGAAGAATCGGGTAACTATGTTATCGATCCGTTCATCCTTAACACAATTCCAGCCTCGTCGATTGCCAACGAAGCTACAAAGTTCAGCATTAGCATCGATCCAGGTGTAGCTTATCTTAACGGCAATCGTCTCGAAACTGTCCGTTCATTCACTGCTTCTATCGACAAGGGTATCGATACGTTCGTGGCTAACAATGCGAACATCACACTAAACTATGGCAACTACATTCGTGTGAACGAGCTTAGTGGTATCTTCCAGTTCAATATCGGAGACCAAGTATCTCTGTATCCAGCCCCAGCAGATTTCATTTCTGGTGGTAGTGCTGGATCAGCTCCATCTGCAGGTTCACTAGGAACCTCTCTTGGAACAGCTCGCATCCGCTCACTCACTCTTGAGTCGGGTGTTCCTGGAACATCATCTTGCGTATACCGCTTGTATCTGTTTGACATCCAACTTGCGACAGCTCGTAACTTCTCCCTTATAAGATCGATCTTCTATAACGGCGCATATAAGGGTGTATGTGATGCAGTGCTCGAGGGCGGCGAAGCTGTTCTCAAGGATTCGAATCTTTCATCGCTTCTGTACTACGCAGGACGTCCTGCTGTTAAGACAGGTAACAACTTCTCTTATATCTACAGAACAATCGACTCTGCTAACAGCTTCCAGATTGCAACAGGCGGTACGATTACAATCACAGCCACAGGTAACGAGAAGTTCCCATACACACCTGGCGCAACCATTTCACCAGCTCAAGAGCAGGATCTGATTATTGCTCCTATGGCAAACGTTCAGTTCGCCGCTAATGCTGCGGGTAGCGTTCAGACATGGGCAGCTAATACTAGAGCGAACGGCACGTCAACATCATTTACTTCGACGTTCGAAGCGGGCGACTTTATTAAATTGAGCTCTGGCGATGTAAGACAAATTGCTTCTGTGGCTAATGATACGCTCATGTTCCTGACAACAAACGGCGTTGACAATTCCGGCAACGCTGTAATGTACTTCCCGCAGTATGTTCCAATCTCACTGCGTGCAGGAAGATCAGCTAACGTTGATGCGAATGCTAACAACCTGGTTGTAAACCTAGGCGCATCTGTCAACGTTGCAACAAAGGTATCTGTAGCCTATAACGTTCGTTCTTCAAACACGACACCAGTTGCTAAGACTGTTAACCGTGACAAGTTTGTGCGTCTTCAGCTTTCGAACAACGCTACAACGAATACAGGTCCTTGGGCACTTGGTGTTCCTGATATCTTCCATGTCAAGGGTGTGTTCCTTGGATCCAACAACAACTTCGCTCCAGGTGGTGCGGGTGTCGTAGACATAACGAACGAATACTACATCGATCACAACCAGAACGAAAACTTCTATGGTATGTCGTATCTGTACAGAAAGTCGGATGCTAATACTGCGATCACCACATCTAACTTCCTACTTGTAAAGTTCGATCACTTCACGGTTGCTGGTGAAGGCCTTAAGGCTCCAGGTTCGGGCGGAACATATACCATCAACGATTCTGTTACTCTTGCATCATCAGCTGCATCCATCAACACTATGGAAATTCCAGAAGTGTATGGAACGAGAGGCGACTACTACGATCTACGTGACCAGTTTGACTTCCGTCCTATGTCGGTTGCAAACGCGACACCTAACTCTACTGCTGCTTCTGCTCCTATCAATCCACAGGAAAAGGCAACAGCTGATAAGTTCGGAACAACAGATAAGAAGTTCCCCGCTCCTGATTCGAATCTGACAGGTATTGTTGAATACTATCTTGGTCGTACGGATCGTGTAATCATCGACGAGCAAGGGGACTTCACTGTTATGAAGGGAACGCCAGGATCGCCTGACGCACCTGCAGCACCTTCGGATGCTATGACAATTAACATTCTGCAGATTCCCCCATATCCTTCACACCCGAAGGTGCCATCTGCAGAAACACTTGACTTCTTTAACCACAGAATTGCAAACGAAACCTACTCGAATCGTAGAGTGCTGGCATATCGTGTCAGTGCTCCTATCAACGATGCTCAGCGTTCTGTCCTGCAGCCACGTGGCTATACGATGGTGGACATTGGAGCTCTGGATAGAAGACTACAAACACTAGAGCGCTATGTTACCTTCACCCTTGTCGAGACTCTAACTCAGAAGAAGGTAATTCCGAGCTCTGCAAACAGTGCACTTGAGCGCTTTAAGTTCGGCTTCTTTGTGGATGGCTTCGATAACTATAGCTATGCAGAGACTTCTAATCCTCAGTACAACGCAGCTATCGTTGACGGATACCTCTCACCAAAGGTCGAAGAGATCAACCTACCACTCATTCCGGTGAGCCAAGGTACTACCATTTCTCTACCGTTTATTGAAAAGTCGTTTATTGCTCAACCAGGTGCAACATCGGGTCCTGTAGTTCCGCCAGTTAAGCCAGTCGCAAACGTGGCTGCAAATGTGGTTTCGAATACAACCTCGAATGCAACTTCGAATGCAACTTCGAATGTAGCTGGCGGTAATAACAACGTTACCACAGGCACGGTTACAATCACACAAGTTGTTGTACAGAACGCAGCCCCCACGACTGTAACTCAGACTATCTCGGTTATCGAAAGCGAAAAGAACAGGCTGAACTCTGACAGTGGTATCTATTATGATGAGTACTTCTACACATTCAGCGAATCAGCTGGTGCTGCTGAATTCTACATCAACAGTAGAGACAACAACATTGGTGTTCTTGTATTCCAGAGTCAGACAGAAGGTGGTCCTTGGACTAACATTATAAGAAACTCGGGTGCTGATGCTCAGGCTATCACATCAAATGACCGCGACACCAAGGGACTGACTGGCCTTAATGGTGGCAGAAGCCTCGAGCATCTTGGATCGCTTAACGGTAAGAGCTATAACTTCTTCGGCACCAGCAGATGGTACGAAGATCAGCTTAAGCTGCTTTGGTCACACAATCCAGACAGCGGTCGCTACTACATGGTTCGTGTCTACAAGGGCAAGAATCATGGCGGCCAAGGTCAAGGTGGAACGTACGGATTCAAGTTGTTCTATCCTGCGGACGTTTCCGCTACGGAGCAGAGCTATGTTAACGGATTCTCTGCAACTGTTGGATACAATATGTCGTTCTGGGATGGTGGATGGACATTCCTCAACAACATTACAGCTGATGCCATTAACTTCAACTTCAATAACTTCAACCCAGGAAGCCCAGGGGTTAACCCAAGTGATCCAGGCGTTATCGCTGCAGAGCAGGCTTTTGATATTCACATCACAGGTCTAAGACCGATTACAGATCATAAGTTCTACATGGAGGGTATTGATAAGACTGCTAATTGTAGGCAAGTTGGCAGAATACTTAATGGTGGTCTGCAGTCAGATGCTAACGGTGAGTTGCGATTCACATACTACTACTACCCAACTATCCAGTCTGTAGACGTCACTTCTGAAGCTGCTGCTGCGACACAAATGATTGCAGCAACAAAGGCAGTCAAGATTGAAAACACAGATGGTTCGTCTCGCTCTGAGTCGGTAATTCAAGTTAAGAATTACATCAGGAGAGTGTTCACCGCTCAACCTCAACCAGCAGCAATTCCAACTATGACTGGCGACTCGAACCCCACTCAACTATATCAAGCGACAGATGCAATTGTAGCCGGAGGTGGTGGAAGAGGATTTGAGTATCAGAATAACATTCAAGAGTATTAAGCCATTTGAAGCGTAATAAATAAGAACAGTACAAGAGACAGAAGGTTCTAATGACCAGTATTCCCGTTACAACTATTTCAAATTATAGCATGATTCAGACATTTTATGCTGATCCCGATATCGTCAACAAGAGTGGGACGGTAACGCTGACGTCTGTTGACCTGTTCTTTAAGCCACTATTCACTGTGCCAGGAGTTACGGGTTTAATTAACCCCTTTGTTACAGTGCGTATTTGTGAGTTGACTGAGAACGAACCAGACCTATCAAAGGTCTTTGCAGGTGTGTACGCTAGCAAATCATACAATGAGATTGCTCCAGGGTATAGCGATGCAACAAGCTCTGTCACGTTCGGTTTTAACAAACCTCTGACAATCCCTACTGGTAGGTTCTACGGTATTGTTATCACATTCGGCGATCCAGGTTTCCAACTATGGACCAATAAACTGGGAGATGCTCTTGTGGGCACGAACAGCGCTTCGCCTGGTTCGAACCTTGTCAAGGATGGTAAGCTCTATCTGTCTACTAACTCGGGCACGTATAGGCCACAATCAGATTCGGATCTTAAGTTCGCTCTGAAGTGTGCGCAGTACACAGCCAACACGGTTACTGAAACATACATTCCTAACCGCTATGAGTTTTTCACAATCACCAATCCAAGTGGAAGATTCATTGGTGGTGAAAACGTGTTCCAGGTTGTAGCAAACTCAACAGGCAACGTACAGTTTACATCCGGCACTAGCTATCTTCTATCTACTACCTCAGGTGGGGCTCACTTTGGCACTGCTGGTATCATTCCAGGGGATAAGCTCGTCCTGTGGTCTAACACTTCGTACAAAGATGTGGTTGAAGTTCTCAACGTTGTATCGAATACCGAATTGACTCTTACGTCACCGATCGTACATTCAAACACAGGAACCAATTGGATGAAGCCACCAGTTGGCCAGGTTCACTACTATAACCCTTCTCGTAGAAAGCTATATCTCAAGGGATCTAATGCTTCTAACACAACATTCAAATTCCAGGCTGGCAGCAATCTTCTCTATGGGGAAGATTCGCTAGCCAATTGCACAATCTCGGAAGTAGGAAACCTTTCAGCTGACCGTATCAAGCTGAACAGCGATGTTACCCTTCCTTCCAAAGGCACGATCGAAAATAAGATTACATTTGCCTACAAGGACGGTGCTTCGTATCTGTTCTCTTACAACAACCAAATTAAGGTTGATGTGAACCAGACATATATTCGAAACCTTAACCAGTATGACGCGTACATTCAATCGCGTTCGCTGGAGGTTGATAACCCAAACCTACCGGCAGCTGTTCTTCTTGATGATGGTGCTTATGAGATCTATCGTCCATCGGCTGTTGTCAATACTACGATGACTGTTACTTCATCGAACGCAGAGCTATATGTTGCCCCATCTATTGATGAGCGGCTTCTTGATATGTACGTTATCACAAACATGGTTTCGAACACCTATACGACTACAGACGCTAACACTGTTGTAATTGATTCTGAAATCGAAGGTCCTTACCTAGCAGAGAGCAAGCACATTACCTCTAAGGTATCCTTTGCTAACAATCGCTTTGCAGAAGACATTCGCGTGTTCATGACTGCATACAGACCAGCCAATACTGAGATCAAGGTATACGCAAGAGTTCACAACTCAGCAGATCCTGATGCATTCGACGATCGTGCTTGGACACCTCTTCAGTACAAGGAAAACGAAGGTCGCTTTAGCTCTAAGGATGATGAAACAGATTTCGTAGATTACGAACTAGGCCTACCGCTCTATGCCGATTCGGCTCAAGTGCTAGCAGGAACGTTTACATCGACTCTAGGCAGCAACACCATTTCTGCTCAAGGTGTGACACCATCAGCTAACCTGGCTGCTGGAGATGTTGTAAAGCTATACAATCCACTGATTCCAGAAGATTACATCATCGATGTCGTTAGTGTTGCTGGATCTTCATCGGTTCAGCTTGCTACAAACATCAATAACAACAATGTTGTAGGATCCGGTTTCAAGGTTGATAGGTTGAAGTACTACAACACAGCATTCAACAACATCACCAACGATAACGTATCTCGATACTACAACTCTTCGCTGGTGACGTTCGATAAGTTTAATGCTATGCAGATCAAGGTAGTGTTCCTTTCTGATAGTACGTACATTGCTCCAAAGATTGATCAGATTCAGGTAATCGGGGTCTCTGCATAATGTCTTTTATCAGGGACTCACAGGGCATCCTTATAAATACTGATGATAGTTATTATAAGGCTCTACTCGGTCAACGCGAGGCCGATAAAAGGTCTCGAGAAGTCTCTGAGGAAGTAAATAGCCTCAAGAACGAGCTGACAGAAATCAAAGCCCTACTGGCTCAAGTTATTAACAGGAATTAAGATGGCTAGATATGTAGCTAATGTTGACACAACCACAGAAACATTTGGTACATGGGTCATCCGTACCAATCAGCTGCTCGATGCGTTGTCGACAGAAGTAATCACTGCCAATGCTACCTTTGCAAACACGGGCACTACAGCAGCTCAGCGCAACGCAAGATTGTATGGTAGCTTTGCTGCTAACACACTGATTGCTGAAACTGCTCTTCGTGGTGGCACTACTAGCACTGCTGCTAATCTAGAAATCATTTCCAATACCGTATTCACAGGAGCAGCAGTCAATGTTGCTTCTAATACTACATTCACAGCCAATATTGCAGCTACCGGTGCAAACGTTTTCATTAACGGCACGCAGCTAGACATTACATCTAATGTAGTAGCAACGGCAAGAGTTATTACTGTTACATCGAACACTCAGTCGTTCAAATCTAACTCATCTATCACAGCTATTGCTATCACTGGTAACTCAACTGCAACCAACACTGCGGTTGGAGGCACAGACCTCAACATTGCTGCTAATGTTGCTGTAACTGGTTCGGCTATCACTTCATCGGCTAATATTACTTCAACAGCTGCTTCACAAGTATTTAAGTCTAACTCTTCTGTAACTGCTGTTTCAATTGCTGGTAACTCGACGGCTACCAATACTACAATTGGCGGAACAGATCTTAATATCACCTCAAATGCTGCTCTATCAGCCAACGTAGTTATTACGGGAGCTGCTGTAACATCATCAGCTAACTTAGTATCAACTGCTAACTCCCAAGTATTTAAGTCTAATTCATCAGTTACAGCGGTATCGATTGTAGGTAACTCGACAGCAACTAATACGGCTATTGGTGGTACAGATTTCAACATTGCTGCTAACGTTGGTATCACAGGCACGTCTGTAACGTCAACAGCTAATCTTTCAGTAACTGCTGCCAGCCAGGTGTTTCGCTCGAACACATCTGTATCAGCAATTACTATCACAGGTAACTCTACTGCTACTAACACAGCAATTGGTGGAACGGCATTCAACGTTGCGGCAAACGCTGCTATCGTCGGAACTCTGCATACAATTACTGGTAACGTCAACATTGACGCTGGAACATTGTTTGTAGACGCGGCTACGAATAGAGTAGGTATCAACACCTCAACACCTACTGTAGCATTTGACATCACTGGTTCTGCTAACGTATCTGCAGCTGTTAATGTCGGATCCACAATCACTGTAGGTACAAACGCTACCATTGGCGGCTTCCTTAACGTTGCGACCACTGCTAACGTTGGTGGTATTGCAACCTTCAGAGCTAACGTAGTAGCTAATGGTCAGTTGATTGTAGCCAATACTGCTTCACTTGGCAACACAACAGTTACTGGTTTCATTGACGTATCCACAACAGCGAACGTAGGAACGACTCTTGGAGTTGGCACTAACGCAACGATTGGTGGATTCCTTAACCTTACAGGTGCTGCAAACGTTGGCGGCAATTTAAGAGTCACAGGCACATCAAACCTTGTTGGTAACGTTGCAATTACTGGAACTACAGTTGCTGGTGGCACAGTTACTATCAACAACACCCTCGACACAGGTAACACGACTGTAACAGGGTTCATTAACGTTTCATCTTCTGCAAACGTTGCTGGATCGCTACAAGTAGGAACCACAATCGCTGGTGGTAATACTAGCCTTACAGGTTTCATCAATGTATCGACAACGGCAAATGTTGGCGGCGTTGCGAACTTCCGAGCCAATGTTGTTGCAAACGGTCAGCTGATTGTAGCTAATACAGCTTCGCTTGGTAACACATCAATCACAGGGTTCGTGGATGTATCTACAACAGCGAACGTGGGGACAACTCTTGGAGTTGGTACGAATGCTACAATCGGTGGCTTCCTCAACCTCACTGGCACTGCAAACGTTGGTGGCAATTTAAGAGTCTCGGGTACATCAAACCTTGTAGGCAATACAGTTATCGGTGGTAACGCAACCATCAACTCTGACTATGTCATCGATGTAGTTGCTATCGCCGATATCGGAACGACTGCTTCACCGAGACTGATCTATAGCTTCCCTAAGGCTACCTACAGAACAGGTAAGCTGATGGTTCAAGCATCAAACGCTGGTAACAACCAGATCGCTGAGATGGTCGTTGCTCACGATGGAACGGACGCATATGTTGCTGTCTATGGCGTTGTGGCTTCTCCTCCATCATCAGGCGGAGCGAACACAGTAGCTCCTCTCGGAACATTCACTGCAGCTGTTAATGGCGCTAACGTAGACATCACAATGGCTCAGCTGAGAAACAACTCGGCTGTTAAAGTCGTTGCACATCTGATCAAGTAAAGTAGGAACAAATGGCTAATACAAGATTTAAAGTAGAAAACGGTATTGCTGTTATTGGTGCAGGCACCAACTCGATCTTCGGGCATGATGTTTCTATGACTGCAAACGTAGCAGTAGGGGCAAACCTTTCTGTCGCTAATACAATCAACGCAGCTGCAATTGGTATCTCGGGTAACGCGGTAATCACGGGCGGTATCATTGCCAATGGATCATTCGGATCCGCCGGCCAGGTTCTTGCTTCTAATGCTGCCGGTCTTTACTGGACAACATATGTAGGCCCAGTGGGTGCTCAGGGTGAAAGAGGTTTCACTGGCTCTATTGGTGCCCAGGGTGCTCAAGGTCCAATTGGATTTACGGGCTCTGCTTCTACCGCAGTTGGTCCTACAGGTCCTATTGGCCCAACAGGCCCACAAGGTGCTCAGGGTACAACCGGCTTTACTGGATCCCTTGGAGCACAAGGTCCACAAGGACCTATAGGTACGACTGGCCCACAAGGTCCTGCTGGTCCAACCGGTCCGACTGGCCCACAAGGCATAGTTGGTTTCACTGGATCGCAAGGCGCTCAGGGTCCGACAGGTCCTATTGGTCCTATCGGTCCAATTGGTCCTCCTGGACCACAAGGTCCTCCAGGATCACAGGGTCCGATCGGCTTCACGGGTTCTCGAGGCGCTGATGGTCCTCAAGGACCACAAGGTCCTATTGGTCCTCCAGGACCACAAGGTCCTATTGGTTTCACGGGATCAAAAGGTGACACGGGTGCGCAAGGTCCAATTGGTTCAACAGGTCCTCAAGGTCCTACTGGTCCACAAGGCCCAATTGGTTTCACTGGCTCGCTTGGCGGACAGGGGCCAGCTGGCCCACCAGGACCACAGGGTCCAACTGGTTCAACAGGTCCACAAGGTCCGATCGGATTCACTGGATCGCAAGGTGCTCAGGGTCCAGCCGGACCTCAAGGTGTGCAGGGTGCTCAAGGTGCTCAAGGATCAATTGGGCCAGGTGGTCCTACTGGTCCTCAAGGAGCTCAAGGTCCAATTGGCTTCACTGGTTCGCTAGGTGCTCAAGGTCCTGGCGGTCCAGCAGGTCCTCCAGGACCACAGGGGCCTGCTGGACCTACAGGACCAGGTGGACCGACAGGACCACAAGGACCGATTGGATTTACAGGATCTCAGGGTAGCTCAGCATCTGCAGCAGCTCCAATTCTACGTCACGTAACTAGTGGGTACACTGGTGGTGGACAGGTGTTTGTGCAAGGCACACAACCTAGTTCAACAACTGTCGGCGACATTTGGATTCAGATCTAATGGCAATGCATATCTACACATCAACAGGTTGGAAAGCTGTAAATCGAAACGATGCTATACTTGATGACCGTGGATTAGCATATTACTATGCTGGTTTTTGGCAAAATGCTAGTAATGCTAAAATACGTACTAGTGGTGGATGGGTAGGATTTTTAGATGATATTACTTTGTATCCTGATGGTGTTAGTGCCACTGCTTCAGAATATGCCGAGGCGCAATGGGGTATCAATAGCTCTACCGGAAAAATATTTGTTGGCGGTGACGTCAGTGGCGACACATATTCACTCTGTCTTAATCCAGCAAATCTTGGTCAATATCAGATTAAAGTTGTTCGGACCTATGGTACTTTTGAAGGTGGGAGTTCTGCCGAAGACACATGGATATCATGCGCAACGAGCCCATATTGGTTTGTAAGTCGTGGAACTAATGGCACGAATGATGTTGAATTTCAAGCTGAAGTGCGTAATACTATTACCGGAGAAGTTTTAGCATCTGCGCCAGTATCACTGAGTGCAACCGTAGAAGGGTTTTAAGAGATAACAAATGGCAATTAAGGCACACATTACAATAGATCAAGGAGCTAACTACTCCACTTCTATTGACGTTACGGATGATAACGGCGATCCTGTTGATCTGACTGGCTACACAGGTGCAGCTCAGATGCGCAAGCACTATACCTCTACTAACGCTCATTCGTTTACGATCGGTATAGGCAATGCTTCGGGCGCTGTGACTCTTTCGATGAATGCTGCTGTCACTGGTAACATCTCTCCTGGTAGATACGTATACGACTGTGAGCTCACTGATAGTCTGGGCACAGTATCACGACTGATCGAAGGCATCGTAACAGTCACTCCTCAAGTAACGAGGTAATAATGGCACTAAGAGCTTCACTCACAGGAAGAGTTAGCAACAGCATCATAGCTGTAGCAAAGTCTGATGGTCGATTGAACTCGGCCGCACCTGGCGTCACATTAAAGAATCAGATTAATGAGATCAGGTCTATCGAAGACATTGCTGATGTTGTTGAGACAAATGTGGTCGAAGGTGCTACTCTAGTGTACAATGCCAGTTTAGATAAATATGAAGTTAAACTAATCGACCTCGGAGCATCCGGACTGGATGGAGGGACTTTCTAAGGGATAGAATATGGCCAATCTAATTCAGATCAAACGGTCGGAAACTACAGCTACCCCTACATCATTAGCCAACGGTGAACTAGCTTTTTCTGGCAATTCAGACGTACTTTACATAGGTAACTATGGCGGCGTCACAGCAATCGGTGGAGCTAGAAGCCCTGGTACGCTGACAGCCAATCAGGCACTTGTTGCCAACTCTACTTCTGGTATTGACAAGATCATTGCCGGTAACGTTGTTGTTCAGACAATCACAGCGAACGGTGTCGCAAGCCCAGGCGCAGGCTATCTGCTGTCAGTAGACGCTAGCGGTAACACATACTGGCTCCCACAAGGCGCTGTTATGATTAACGTCAACGCAACTTATGCGTGGACAAACACTCACACATTCACCAACGCAACAGCTAGTTCCAACAACTCTACTGGTGCAATTGTAATCACTGGTGGCTTGGGCGTTGGCGGCAAGATTAACGCAAGCGACTTCGCTGTAGGCAACACATCTGTTTTCTCGACAGCCAACGGCACGACAATCACAACAGGTAACTTGTTTGCAACAGCTACTGTCAACGCTCTTGCTGTTACGGTTGGCTCGGCTGTTGTTGCTAACGGCACTGGTGTCTGGACAACTGGTGAGCTCAGCGGTAATGTTATTGCGGTTGGAACAGCCTTTAGCGCTAACACATCGCGCATAACTGTTGGAAGCGGAACCGCCCTCAACGCAAACGGTACATCTGGTGCGGCTGGTCAGGTTCTCCATTCGAATGGAACCTCTGTTTACTGGGCCAATACACTTGCTGATATCACATCAGTTGTTGCTGGTGACGGTCTTACGGGCGGTGGAACTACAGGCGATGTGACCCTTAATGTCGTAGCTGCAAACGGTATCAGCGTTGCAGCGGATTCTGTTGGTGTCACTACTGGATCCACTCTCACAGTTAACACATCCGGTATCCATGTTAACTCCGCTCTGTCTATTACGGACCTTTCGCTTTCGGGTAACCTGACGGTATCGGGTACGCTAACAACCATCGATACAACTAACCTTACTATCGAAGATCCGCTGATCAAGTTAGCAAATGGTAACGGCGCTGACATCGTTGATGTTGGTCTGTACGGTATGTACAATAGCGGTGGCACACGATACACTGGTTTGTTCCGTGATGCAACAGACGGCATATTCAAACTGTATACTGGTCTCCAAGTTGAGCCTACAACAACAGTTGATACTGGTGGCGTTGGATACGGAACAGCTGTTCTTGAGGCTTATCTAAACTCAGGCGCTCTTTTCTCATTTAGCAATACCTTTAGCATCACTGCTAACTCAACCATCGATGTTGCCATCTCTGCAAACACTATGAAGCTCTCGACTCTGACGAGCGGTGGTGTTCTTGTAGGTAACTCAACCAACGGCATGACAAACTTAGCTCTCGGAACCGATGGCTATGTATTACAATCTAACGGAACAACGGTTGTATACGGAACACTAGACGGAGGCTCGTTCTAACTTATGGAAGCTGATTTTGTTAATGAGTACATCAATCGCCTGACTGCGAACCTACATGACGCCGTAAGTAAGAATGTTTTACATGAAGCAAGGCTGGCATTACTCGAAAAGAGTTACGCCAGCCTTCAAGTAGAACATCAACAGGCTCTTCTCGATCTCGAGAAGTTAAAGAAGAAAACTAAACCTTCGGAATCTCTACAACCATAGTTGTGGATCCAATGTGACCACAACGAATTGATGGGTCACACCACAACCTAAAGCCTTTGGCAAGGGCCTTCTTACAGAAGTCTGTATCCTCGCTGATTGTATCGTTGTGGTTTAGTGCGTGGTGATATTCGAACTGCGGATATCCAACGCCCACCAATACCTCTTTCTTCACCAGCACACAACCGAAGCCACAGCCGCCGATTCCGACTAGCTGCCAGTCCTTCGCATATAGATCTTCTGCAGACATTCTTGTACCGAACGGCTCATAGACCTCAAGCATCTGTGGCTCGAGTCTTTGTCTATAGACTCCTGACACAAGATCCTTGTCGTGCGCCAGAAGTTTGTTTAGTGTGTCTGATGGAAACGTGATGTCGTGATCGACAGAGAACAGATAGTCGAAGCCACGAACAACCCAGTCAGCAATCAGATTGCGGACCTGATCGACTCTGTATCCATAGAAGTACTGAAAGGTAACCTCGTATCCTTCCGGAACCTCCAGATCATAGATTGACTTGAAGGTCTCTGCCTCGATGTAGCGAGCAGTAGGAATGGCAATCAGGATCTTTTTCATAGAGGTCTCAAATCAATCTGTCCTGGAAGGAACGGAGATGGTTTAGCAATAATCTTCTGAGAAGTTGCTGTCTGCTCGTCTGAGTTGACTTTGTAGTCGTTCAGGGGGTTCATGTCATTGTAGTTATACACGATATCTGTTACGCAGACAACCTTTTCTGGATCAGCTTTCTCTAACAAGTAGTAGAACAATGCAGTGTCTCCACCAGCTCTTGGCCACTCACCATCGATCTGCAGATCCTCTCTTGCAAGGGTCTTGACTAACGAGGTATTGAACGTGCGTAGATGTGTGTATGGCATGTTCCAGTTGAACTTATATTCACGATAGGTTTTGTTTGCCTTAACCTCTGGTGGATATTCTTGTGCAATCAATGGAATATTATCAACCATTGACCAGCAGGATCCATATGTAAACTCTGCACCCTCATGATAAAGGTTGTTGTACATATGGAAGATAGAGGGGTCATTGACAAGCGAATCATCACCATCAAGAAGTATAACGACTTGTTCGGTTACAAGCTGCTCGATAGTATCGAAGTGGTTTGCAACAGCTCCAACATTCTCTTCATTTTTATAAACACTAAAGTAGTAACGCTGCCATTCTGGAAGTGAAGCAATAGTTTCCTTTGCGACCTTTACTGTATTGTCTGTTGAGCAATCGTCAATAATGTACATGTGATAGTCAGTATAGTCTTGTTGAGCTACAGATAGAATACATCTTTCAATATATGCCTCTGCATTGTAGACAGGTGTAATGACAGCAATAGATTTTTCATCCGAGATCTTTGCTGGCTGCAGCTCTTCGGTATTCATAAAGCGACGATTGAAGACTCTACGAACCTTATCGTTGATCTTTGTGACCTTACGGTATTCTTCGATTGGCAAATACTTACCGAGCTTCTTATACAAATGCTGCTTCCATTGTAGGGCAACCGTATCCCATGTACAGATATCCTTTACCTGATTACACGCATACATCTTCTGCTGGTGTAGGTAGGGTGTGTTATAAGCCTCTACGACCTTATCAACAAATAGTTTGACCTGGTGGTCTTGATTAAGCCATTGCATAGCCCAGTTAGGTTCTACAGGATACTTGATCTTCCATGATGCCAGATCAATTGCAGTTTCTTCGAGTGCTGCAAACTGACATGTGATCAACGGAACATTATGAGCGAGAGCCTCAAGAGTAGAGATACCAAATGTCTCTGGTTGTCCTGCAGGATAGATCATGTAGGAGGCTTTGCAAAGGATATCCGAGATCTCTTGCTGAGAGATAACACCAGTGAACTCAATGTCAGCGCCATAGTTGACCATGAGATCGGTCCAGTCCTGCTCTTGCTTATCAGGACCTTCGGCTTGGCGGAGCTTATAGTATCCACCAACGACCTTCAACTTAGCATCGGGGATCCTACGCTTGACCTCTGGCCAAATCTGCTTTACAAGAGGAATCATTCCCTTTGTGACAGAAGCATTGAAGACAAAAAGGTTAGGATCCTTATCACGAACATCAATCCATCCAGGATTCATGTTGCCGATACCATTGCGAGTCATGAAGACGTGACTCTTCAGAACATCATAGTTACGGCGGAAGCCATGATCACAGTGAGTGACATAGCCTGTATGCCAATCCGATAGTGTGAAGATTTCGTTCAGATGTCCGATGTTAATTAGATACTCGATCTGATCATCGTCTTCACAGAACGTGTCATGCATCCAAAGGCAGACATGCTTGGCGCTCATAATTGGCTCCCAACCGTTTGCAATCGGCTTCACAGAACGAGAAACGATTGCAACATCGTATGTCTTGGTATATGAGCCCATGCTTTCTATAGGAGTGTATAGCACATTGTTGTACTCACCAGGCACTGCATCATCTGATGCACAGTCGTTATAGACAGTCACATCAAATCCTAGCTTTGCTAGTTCTTCGGACATTCGAATGACGGCTGACTCAGATCCTCCAAGACCTCTCTTTGTGAGAGTGGAACCATCATAAGGTGAACCGAGTGTGTCAATAAAAGCTATTCTCATCATTGTCCCATTATAAATAGAATTGTAATTAAGTCAACTAAATAGTTGGCCTGTAAGATATATATCTGCTTTTGGAGAGCCACATGGCTAATAATAAGATTCAGTTCAAGCGTACCACTATATCTGGTCGTACCCCAAACACAACCAACTCAA